ATCTGTATCTAGTTTCCCTGAACGTATCATTACAAGTACATTTACTGATTTACCACAATCAGTTCCTGGCTCAATTAGTGGTATTGCTGAACGTGAACTCGTAGTATTTGATGGTCTCGTCGCTTATGGTTCTTCAACTGCAGGTTCTGGCATACGAACAGTAGAACTGACTACTGGTGTATTGCCACAAAATGGTTCGACGAGCGGTGTTGGTCTTAGAACTATTGTATCGACTAGCACAGATGTTGTTGCAACAACTGCATCGGTCCAAAGTCCAGTACCAGTCGAACGTATTATTACTAGCACATTTACTGATTTACCACAATCTGTACCAGGTTCAATATCAGGTATTGCAGAGCGCGAGCTTGTAGTTAATGATAATGTAACTCCATATGGAGGTTCAACTGCGGGTAGTGGTATACGAAGTGTTGTTCTTGTCAATGGTGTGCATCCGAGAAATGCGGCTGGTAGTGGTGTTGGTAAACGAACTGTCGTTTCAACTAGTACTGATGTCGTCGCTACAACTTCTACAGTACAAAGCCCGATTCCTGTCGAACGTATCATTACAAGTACATTTACTGACTTGCCGCAGTCGATTCCAGGTTCTACATCTGGTATTGGTGAACGTGAGCTAGTTGTACTTGATGGCCTCGTTGCATACGGTGCTTCTACTACTGGTTCTGGTAAGCGTGAAGTCAAATCTACTAACGGTGATCTTGTTGCTGTTGGTGCAAGAACAGACGGTGTAGTTGAACGCGAGATTACAACTGTTAGTGGCTTCGGTGATCTTGTTGCTGGTAATTCTGTACTTGGTGATGGTACGAGGCGTATTATTGCCACCGGAACTATTGGGTTTGGTGAAACATCAGAATCAGTCACATATTCTGTGCAAAACAATGGATCTGGTGAATATGTAATTGACGGGACTGGTGGCAATCCTACATTATCTTTCTATAGAGGATCTACTTATACCATTAATGTAAGTGCCCCCGGTCATCCATTCTGGATCAAAACTACGCAGACGACTGGGTCAGCTGACTCATATAACGATGGTGTAACAAATAATGGAACCGATAATGGTACTATAACCTTCGTTGTTCCTGATAACGCGCCCAGCACATTATATTATGTCTGTCAATATCATGCTTCTATGCAAGGCTCTATTTCAGTATCTCATGCTATTGAAGACGAATTACAGAATTCTGAGGCTGCAGGTACAGGTAAGCGTACAGTTATATCTAAATCTGCAAATCTACAAGGTACACCAAGTGTACTCGGTGTCGTCGAAAGGACAATTACACAAACTGCCGATAATATACCGCAAGCTAGCGGTTCAAGAGTTGATGGTAGATTTGAACGTGTAATTACTTCAAAGGCTGCTGCGCTTCCACAAAGTGTACCAGGTTCTACAAGCGGTGTTGGTACAAGAACCATTACTATCACTACAAATATTAGTCAGACGTCTTCTGCATCTGGTTCTGGTACTAGAACTGTTAAACTGATAACTGGTGTTGTACGTGATCTTGATAATAGTGCAAGAATAAATGGCATTGGTCAAACGTTTAATAGTGAACGAATTGCTGTTGATATCAATGTTAAAATTAAGCCAGAAGTAAATATAATAAGCATGGTTGTCGAACAACCCAATATCGAAATAAAACTATACGAAGAGACAGATATTGTAGCTGTCGCTAAAGATCCACCAGATATTACAGTTAAAATAAAACCAGACATATTCGGTGAAGCTGGCAGGATCTATACTAAGGTTGCATAAATAAAATAACGAAATACGGAGAAAACAAATGGCAGTTCCAACAACGAGAGATGAATTTAAGGAGTATTGCCTCCGATCTCTTGGCAAGCCAGTTATAGAAATAAACGTTGACGATACACAGGTCGATGATCGTATCGACCAAGCACTGCGTTTTTACTGGGACTACCACTTTGACGGTACAGAAAAAATATATTATAAACATGAGATCGATGCTAATACTGTATCAAACAAGTATATCGATTTGCCTGAAAATATTATAGGTGCTGTAAAGCTTTTTCCGATTGGTGATCCAAATACATCGTCTGGTGATATCTTTAATATCCGGTATCAAATCGCGCTAAACGATTTGTACACGCTGACAAATGTTGCATTGATTGATTACTACATGACAATGGAACATCTTGCATTAGTACAAGAACTACTTGTCGGCAAGCCACAGATTAGATATAATCGTCATCGTAATCGATTACACATTGACGAAACTGCAGGCGATTTAGAAGTAGGTCAATATTTACTCGTCGAAGCTTATGAACTTGTAGATCCAGCAACATATACGGATGTATGGGCGGATAGATGGCTACAATATTATACTTCGCAATTAATCAAACGACAATGGGGCACAAACCTTACAAAATTCGAAGGACTTCAATTACCTGGTGGTGTGACGTTTAACGGTAGACAAATCTACGACGAAGCGCAGGCAGAAATCACTAAACTAGAAGAAGAGATGATCAGCAACTACAGTCTGCCTGTAATGGATATGATTGGTTAGCACTAGCTAATTATACTGTAAAACTAGGAATTGTACATGGCTACAAACCCATATTTTGATAATTTTTATAACTCGCCTGAACAGAATCTTATCGAAGATCTGATTATCGAGTCTATTAAAATATATGGACACGATGTTTGGTTCTGTCCGCGTACAGTCGTGGCGCGCGATAATGTCTTTAATTCTGATGCCCTTTCACAATATAATGATTCATATCAAATTGAGATGTACATCAAAAATGTTGAAGGATTTGAAGGAGAAGGTGATTTCCTATCGCGATTTAATATCCAAATACGAGATCAGATTACATTTACAGTTGCCAATAAGAGATATAATGAGGTCATCGGTGATTACGAAGATTCACCGCGGCCGAAAGAAGGTGATATCATTTACTTCCCTCTTACTGAAAAAATATATCAAATCAAGTTTGCAGAACACGAAGCTCCCGTCTTCTATCAGATGGGTGCGTTGCAGTGTTATGATTTGATCTGTGAACAGTTCGAATATAGCGGCGAAGATTTAAATACTGGTGTTGATGCAATTGATTCACTCGAAGCGAAATACACTGTCGTAGCAGATGCTGATGATGGTGTTACATATGATGCAAACAATAATGTAATCATAGATGCAAATACTGGTAGGCCTCTGGGTGTAGTAACTGATTGGCAACCAGATGACGTGTTTAATGATGGCGGTACATTCGAAACTTTGGCTGATGGATTCATCGACTTCTCAGAAGCAGATCCATTTAGCGACGACGGGCGATACTAATGTTTGGAAGAACTTTTTACCACGATACATTAAGAAAGTATGTCATACTTTTTGGCACACTCTTTAATGATATTTGGATCAATCGCCCTGATAATTCAGGTAATGTTAAGCAGTCACTAAAGGTACCACTTTCGTATGGACCAAGAGAAAAATTCTTGGCTCGTATTGATGGTATCGATAGTAACAGAGATCCACAAGAAAATCCATTCTCTATCGTTTTGCCGAGAATGGGATTCGAGATTACAGGATTCAATTATGCTCCAGAAAGAAAACTGCCTACACGTAATAGCTTCGTTACTACTGTTACCGATGACAATACTAAAAAGAAACATGTCTACAATCCGGTCCCGTATGACATTAATTTTTCACTTTCTATTTTCGTAAAGAATACAACAGACGGCACACGAATCATCGAACAGATTTTACCATTCTTTACACCTGAGTGGACATCGACTATTCAACTCGTCGACGATGCACCTATCGATATTAAACTCGATATCCCATTAGTTTTAACTGCAGTCAATCAAGACGATGTATATGAAGGCTCATTCGAAGAGAGAAGAGCACTGATATGGCAGTTAGATTTTACAATGAAAGGTGTGTTCTTCGGACCTGTTTATAAGCAAGAGATAATCAATCTAGCTAATACACAAATTTTCGATGCTACATTATACGATGATATTACTCTCGCGCCAGATGGATTAGATCCTGATCTTGATGTTGCAGCTAGAATCGTAAATCAACCGGGATTATTAGCTAATAATACACCGACAATATATACTAGTTTAAATAGTGAACAAGCAACAGCTGTCGCAACAATTACAGATGGCGCTGTGACTGCTATATCTCTTACTAATGATGGTGTCGGATATAGCGCAGCAACTGTTACTATTTCGGGCGGAGGCGGAGCAAACGCAACAGCAACAGCTGTTATTGATAATTCAGATTCTGTATCTGAAATACTTATTACTAGCGGCGGCACAGGTTATACGAGCACACCTACAGTGACTATTTCGGCTCCTGATCTTGTATCACTTGATGCCGATCAAATTGCAGCTAACTCAGACTTCGGACTTGCTGTTACTATAGATGATCCATGGCCGGATCAGTGAAGGATAAAGACATGAAAGATAATGCACAACTCGATGACATTTTAGATGTCAAATCAACAACGATTATTGAAATCGATGATGATAA